TGGGCATGACGGCACTTCAAGGCCCGACCTTTGGGTTTGGCGAGGAAATCACCTCTGCCATCGCAGCGCCCATCATGCGTCGCCCTGGCGAGCCTCTGATGGATGCCTATGGACGCATCCGTGACATTCAGCGAGCTGGTATCCAGGCTTACCAAGAAGAGCAACCAATCGGCTCAATGGTTGTTCAGACTGCCGCTTCTTTGCCTCTTGGCAGGATTCTTCCCGCTGGCCAGGGATTGCGTGGCGCTGCGGTAAGTGGTGGTGTTCAGGGCGCTATCGGTGGGGCTGGTGAGGCTACGAGCATGGCCGATATTCCTGCCGAGATGATTCAGTCTGCGGTTGCCGGAGCTGGTGCTGGTGGCGCTATCGAGCAAACCCGTAAGATGGTTTCACCCGTGGTTGGAGCTGCGGCTACTCGTGCGGCAGGGATGGTTCCTGGGGCCATCCAAGACCTAATCAGCATGACTCCTGCCGACTATGCTCGTCGCCGAATTGCTCAGGCAATGATCCGCGATGGCGCAACGACTGAGCAAGTGCAGGCTCGCCTTTCCAAATTGGGCGATGAGGCTGTCATTGCAGATGCCGCCGGGAAGAATCTGAAAGACCTTCTGGACACGATGGCGACCCTTCCTGGCCGCACCAGGAACATCACAGAGCGTGTGATTCAAAGCCGACAAGCTACTCGTGGTGGACGTTTGGAAGGCGCATCTAGAAGCGCGATGGGTGTTGGTGATGAGGGTCTTGGCGCAACCGTTGAAAACCTGATTACAAAACGCGCAGCCGACTCCTCTCCGTTCTATCAACAGGTAGATCGGATGGTTGTTACCGCTGATGATGACCTGGTTGGACTTTTGAATTCAGCCAAGGAACTCGGTGCTTTCGACATGGCGACCAGAATTGCCAAGGCCGAGCAGCGTCCACTTAGTCTGAAGAAGATTGAGCCTGGTGCAGAAGCGTCAATGGTTGACATGAACTATGTCAAACAGGGTTTAGATCAGCTTTTGACCATGAAGCCAGCGGTCGATGAGAATGGCAAGGCAACTCCATATGGCAGGGCGCTAAAAGGTTTGTGGAGCCGTTTTGTGTCCAGGCTTGATGATGCGACCATTGATCCAGATACAGGTCAATCTATTTATGCTCAGGCTCGGAGTGCATTTGCTGGCCCTACCAGAATGATTGAAGCGGCAGAGTTTGGCCGGAATGTTCTAAAGCGAACTCCTGATGAGATTCGCTCTGAACTCAGGGGCATGGGTGATTCTGAGCTTCAGGCTTTCCGAGTCGGCGCTCAAGAAAATCTCAAGATGATGGCCGGAACCCGCGCAGGGCAGAACAAGCTGCTCAATATGTGGGTTGAGCCTGATACACAAGCAAAGTTGAAAGAAGTTTTCCCGAGCGAACGGTCTTATCGAGAGTTTGTTTCTCGAGTGACAGCCGAGCGCAGGATGAAAGAGCTTGAGGCTTCTGGTCGTGGTTCACAGACCGCATCCAGGGAGGCCAGGATGGAGGATGTGGCTGCATCTCAACTTCAGGATACAGTCAATCTTGCCGCCGCCGCCAAGTCAATGGATGTCGGTACGCTACTGAATATGATAACCAGCGGTATGCGTAGGACTGCGGTTCCTGAGCCTGTTCGAGATGAAATCGGGCGAATCCTATTGAGTCGCGCTCAAAGTGGTGATGAAATCCGGATGATCCGCGAAGCAATGGAAAGAATGCGCCGACAGCAACAAGTCCAAACCTCGACCAGCGGTGTAGTTGGGGGCCAGTTCCAATCGGTCGCTGATCCGTTTGTTGAGACTCTCAAGTCTCTCCTTCAGTAAGGAATAAATCATGCCACGCGCAAAAATCTCAGAGTTTTCGACCACCGCTGGTGATAACACCGACATCGATGGAATCAACATAGCTGAGGGCTGCGCCCCGAGTGGTATCAACGATGCCATTCGTGAGCTTATGGCCCAGCTCAAGGACTTCCAGTCCGGCGCTGCGGGTGACAACATCACGGTTGTAGGAACGCTCGCGGCCAAGGGTACTTCATCCTCTGGAGCCGATCTGAAGCTGTACGAGGACACCGACAACGGCACGAACTATGTCGGGTTCATGGCTCCTGCTTCCATCGCTTCTAACGTCCAATGGACGCTTCCTAGCGCAGATGGCACAGCGAACCAGGTTCTCTCAACGAACGGCTCTGGAGTGCTGAGCTGGGCGTCTGGTGGGAACGTCAGCACCTCGGTAAATAACGCCTTCACGGGCGCTAATACCTTCTACAACGCCACGGGACAGACCTTCGGCACGGCCACCTCATCCGAGGACGGGATCATCGTAGCGGGTCGGGCTGGTGGATCGTCTTCTTATCGGGTCACGCTGACTCCTGGAACGCTGACGGCAAGCCGGACGGCCACATTTCCTGATGCGTCCACGACCATTGCCGGATTGAGCGTCGCTCAGACCTTCACCGCAACGCAGACTTTCAGCGGTTCGTCCAGCGCCCTGGCGATGGTTCTGAATGACGCCGCAGAGACAACGACTGTCTCGGCTACTGCTGCAACGGGCACGATCAATTTTGATGTGACCACGCAATCGGTTCTTTATTACACCTCCAACGCTTCCGCGAACTGGACGGTGAACTTCCGTGCCTCGAGTGGTACAAGTCTGAATACGGCCATGAGTACGGGCCAGAGCGTAACGGTTGCTTTCTTGGTCACTCAAGGGTCTACTGCGTACTACAACAGCGCGGTTCAAGTGGACGGAACTAGCGTCACCCCGAAGTGGCAAGGAGGAACTGCTCCTGCTGCTGGTAATGCAAGCGGCATCGATGCCTACGTTTATACGATCATTAAAACGGGATCAGCGACTTTCACGGTGTTGGCTTCGCAGACCCAGTTCAAGTAAGAGGTAAGAGATGCCATTACTAGAAACAAAAGGCGCAGCCTCAGCACAAGGCTTTGGCGAGTTTGCCAAGGTTGGTGCGGCCAACTACATCGAGGACGTGTTCTCGACGTGGCTCTACACCGGAAACGGCTCTACGCAGACCATCACCAACGGGATTGATCTGTCTACGAAGGGTGGGTTGGTTTGGACAAAACTCCGTAGTGCATTGACTGGTCACGCATTAGCGGATACTGCCCAAGGCGTTCAAAAAGTTCTTCAGTCAAACAATACCAATGCCCAAGCAACGTACAGTGGGTACATCACGTCATTTAACTCTAATGGCTATGCATTTGGTGACGCTAGTTTTTATAACGATAACTTAAGCACATTTGTCTCATGGACATTCCGCGAGCAACCGAAGTTCTTTGATGTGGTGACGTATACGGGCGATGGAACCAACAACAGGCAGATCAGCCACAGCCTTGGGTCTGCTCCGGGATTCATCATCGTCAAAAATTATTCCGGCACGCAAAGTTGGTTGTGCTACCACAGATCGTTGGGCACAGGTAACTATCTGTTCCTGAATGGCACTGACACCAATACCGTTGATGCAAATGCTTTCCCTTCTGTCACAAGCACAACCTTCACTCCAACGGCAAATCAAAGCGCGTTTTCTCTAAATGCCAACGGCGCCACCTACGTCGCCTACCTGTTCGCCCACAACGCAGGAGGCTTTGGCCTTACTGGCACGGACAATGTGATTTCGTGTGGGTCGTTTACGGTAGACGGGTCAGGCAATTCGTCTATCAACCTTGGGTATGAGCCGCAGTGGCTGCTGATGAAGCAGACCAACACCACTGGCAGTTGGTTGATGCAAGACACGATGCGAGGCCAAACTGCTGACAACGGCTACGCAAGACTGCTTGCGAACACTTCCGGCGCGGAGACTTCAACCACGACCGGCTTCATTCGCATCAACGCCACAGGGTTCTCAACGAACGGCGCAACCGGCTTAGTTGGTGACCACATCTACATCGCCATCCGTCGCGGCCCGATGAAAACTCCGACGACGGGGACGAGTGTGTTTAATTCTCTTTTGCGCACAGGGACAGGTGCAACTGCAAATGTGACTGGTGTCGGATTCCCCCCGGACATACTGCTTGACACAATGCGCTCACCAAATTGGACTCGCAGTATGTGGGATAGATTGCGCGGCCCCAACGTGCGTGTGGCAACCAACCAAACGGCCGCAGAAAACACGTACACAGATGCCGTCATGTCATTTGGACAGGACGGCGTAACACTTGGTGCAGATGGAAATTTTGATGTAAATGGGAGTGGATACCCGTATATAAATTGGTTCTTCCGCCGCGCCCCCGGCTTCTTTGATGTGGTTTGCTATACGGGGAATGGTTCTACTCAAACTTTGGCACACAACTTAGGAGTTGCTCCTGAGTTGATGTTTATAAAAAGGCGTAGCCTTTCCGCAGATGGGGTTGTTTATTCTGTCACTTTGGGTGCAACACAACATCTTCGTTTGTTTTCGACTACGTTAGGTGATTCAGGAGCGCTTGCAACATCTGGTCAATTTAATAATACGTCCCCAACAGCATCTGTGTTTTCTGTCGGTAATAACGTGACCACGAACACGGCAGCAGAGACTTACGTCGCCTACCTCTTCGCCTCCTGCCCCGGCGTCAGCAAGGTAACGAATTTCACCGGGACTGGATCGCTACAAACCATCAATTGCGGGTTCACAGGGGGTGCCCGGTGGGTTTTGATTAAACGCACGGACGCTGCCGGAGATTGGTATGTTTGGGATAGTGCCCGTGGGATTTCATCTTCCACAGACCCCTACCTTCTCTTGAACTCAACAGCAGCGGAAGTGACCAGTACGAACTGGGTTGATACAACTTCTACCGGGTTCCAAGTCACCGCAGCATCAGGCAACAATGTGAACATCAATGGGGCAAGTTACATCGCGCTCGCCATCAGTTAAGGAGCAAAGCATGGAAATCAGAATCAGGGCCACGGGCCAAGTGATGTTGGAGGATGAACTCCGGCGTTGGGCGCGGGACAACGGTGGCCCGTCATGGGATCGCACCACGGACGAGGTGCTAGAGGCGCTAGGCGCTGATGTGGTCTTTGAAGGCCCTCAGGCCACCGGAGGAACGGTCTACCAGTTCTCCATGCGTCAAGGCGTGGAGCAGGTCGATGGCAAGTGGTACACCAAGCACGTTCTTGGGCCGATCTTTACTGATCGCCCCGCGACTGAAACCGAACCCGCCCAAACCGCTGCTGAGCAGGAAGCCGCATACAAGGCTCAGAAGGATGCCGAGCAGTCTAAGGCTATGCGTGAGCAACGCAGCCAGAAGCTGAAGGAAACCGACTGGGTGGTGGTTAAGCATCTCGAGCGCAATGAGAACATTCCTGGTGCTTGGGAGGTTTATCGTCAAGCCTTGCGTGATGTGCCTACTCAGCAGGGCTTTCCTTGGAACGTAACCTGGCCCGAGGAGCCGTGATAAATGGTCACAGAAGTGGAGTCAAAGCTCATGACCCATGAGGCTGTTTGTGCTGAGCGATACGCTGGTATCAATGCTCGGCTCAAGCGGCTAGAGCAAATCCTGATTACCAGCGCAGGGGCGATCATTCTTCTTCTGATTGGTCTAGTGACCAAGTTGTAATATGGTCGATCCGCTGACCGCGATAGCTGCTGTATCGTCAGCGGTTAACCTAATCAAGAAGGCATCCAAGGCTGTCGACGATGTTCGCAGTCTTGGCCCTCTTTTGGGTAAATACTTCGATGCCAAACACGAGGCAACGAAGGCTGTAGCCCAGGCTAAGAAGAAGGGCGGCTCCAACATGGGGATGGCCATCCAGGCTGAACTCCAGTTGATGCAGCAAAAGCAGTTCGAAGACGAACTCAAGATGATGTTCTTCACCACCGGAAATGCTGATGTTTGGGAAAACATCCAAATTCGTGTGGCTCAGATGAACCGAGACGATGCGCTCGAGGCCAAGCGGGAGAAAGAGGCCGCAGCCCGTCGAAAGAAGCAGATCACTCAGATGATCGAGGCTACTGTTGGGGCTGTCATCATCGTTATAGCACTTGGTGCTATGGCATACATGGCTTATCTAGGATGGGGCCATTGCAAGTCTTCTAAGGAGTGTGGATTTTGAGAGTCCTGCCGAACACAATGTCTCGCTCTGAGAGAGAGGCGTATGTCAAACAATGGGCCGCGATCACGATCTCCATCTTTGCGTTGATCCTGGCCGTGAATGGGATGTTTGGTGGCTCTAACTCCTCCAAAGTCTTGAACAACACGATTCAAGCGAATAACTACTGGG